GAGACTTAAAATGGACAAACTTGATAAGAATATGACTGAAATATTTGACATAGAACCTAAGACAAATGAGATTGTAAAAGTTGAACAAACTAAAATACCTGTTGCAACTGAAGAACTCAAACATGATTTAGAAGATGCATATCAACAATCTAAAGATAATTTACAGCATATTATAGACCAAGGTAAAGATGCGATGGAAGAGATTCTAAACATTGCAAAGAACAGCCAACACCCAAGAGCATTTGAAGTTTACGGTACTTTATTGAAAAATATGACAGAGGCTAACAAAGAACTCCTAAGCATACAAAAACAAATGAGGGAGATTAGTGGTACTAAATCGGAAGTGGCTCAAACAACTATTGACAAAGCAGTTTTTGTGGGTACAACAGCAGACTTTAACAAGTTGCTAAAAGGTAAAATCTAATGGCGGTACAAAATAAAGACTCCTACCGTGACAATCCTCTACTTAAAAAAGTAGGTGTTGAACACCCTTATACGCAAGAACAAGCAGAAGAATACGCAAAGTGTGCTTCAGACCCCGTATACTTTGCAATAAATTATATTAAGATTGTTAACGTTGATGAAGGTCTAATACCATTTAAGATGTGGGATTTTCAAAAAGAAATGATTAAAATTTACCATGAAAATCGTTTCTCAATTACAAAATGTCCTCGTCAGGTTGGTAAAACAACAACTTCAGTTGCTTATCTTCTTTGGTCTACAATTTTTACCGACTCACAGTCAGTTGCCGTTCTTGCAAATAAAGGTTCACTTGCTCGTGATATTTTGGCCAAGTATCAACTGGCATACGAAAATCTACCGATGTGGTTACAACAAGGTGTTGTTACATGGAACAAAGGTAACGTAGAACTAGAGAATGGTTCCAAGATTATTGCCGCATCAACATCAAGCTCTGCAATTCGTGGAGGATCCTTTAACGTTGTATTTTTGGATGAATTTGCGTTCGTTCCTAATAACATTGCTGAAGAATTCTTCAACTCTGTATATCCTGTAATTTCATCTGGTAAAACTTCCAAGATTATTATTGTTTCCACACCTAACGGTATGAANCTATTCTACAAGTTGTGGATGGATGCTATTGGTAAAAAGAATGGCTACAAACCATTNGAAATTCATTGGTCAATGGTGCCTGGTCGTACTGAGCAATGGAAAGAAGAAACAATTCGAAATACTTCTTTACGTCAATTCCAACAAGAATTTGAAACAGAATTCCTAGGGTCTTCAAATACTTTGATTTCTGGCTACAAGTTAGCACAATTAAGGTACATGGATGCAATTGCAGAACATGACATGATGAAGATATATGAACAACCTATCAAAACAGACGGTATCAAATATGTCAAAGATAGATTGTATTGTCTTNTGGTAGACGTTTCGGAAGGTAAAAATTTAGATAGTTCTGCTTTCTCGGTCATAGATATATCAGAATTACCATATAAACAAGTAGCAACTTACAAGAGTTCATCTATTACACCGCTATTATTTCCAACAGTCATTTACAATGCGGCTAGATACTATAATGATGCTTATGTATTAATAGAAATCAACAACACACCACAAATTGCAGATACTTTACATGCCGATTTGGAATACGAAAATCTATGGAAAGTGTTTACTGGTAACAAAAAACCACAACAATTGTCTGCCGGTTTTGCTAGAGGAGTTCAATTAGGACTCAAAATGTCACCGCAAGTCAAGAAAATTGGTACTTCTAACTTGAAAACTTTGATTGAAGGNGACAAATTACTTATCAATGACTTTGCAACATACTCAGAATTGACAACATTCGTAGAAACTAAGAACACTTTTGCCGCTGAACAGGGTGCAAATGATGACTTGGTGATGGGTTTGGTCATGTTTGGATGGGTTACCACGCAACCATATTTTAAAGAAATCGTTGCTCATGACTTAAGAAAACAAGTCCAACTTGAAAATATGAATCAATTTGATGATGAAACAGTCGTTGAACCTATTATGGATGACGGTTTGAGACATGACCTNGAACTTNTAGATGGTGATTTATGGGAAGTTGCTGATGGAAGTCCAGTTTATAGCAAATTTATGCGAGATTCAATTAACCGCATGTAAAAGTGATGGTGCATAAATACCTTTATTGGTATAATCTGCCAAAAAGAACAAAATAATTCAAGGAGAAAACAATGGCGATTCAAATCTCTCCAGGCGTAAATACAACTGAGATTGACTTAACAACAGTCGTTCCATCAGTATTAACGACTGCTGGTGCATTTGCTGGCAACTTTCAATGGGGTCCAGCCAATCATATTATGCTGATAGACAGCGAAACAACTTTAGTAAACACATTTGGGCCACCGGATGCAAACTCTGCAACTGCTTTCTTTACTGCCGCTAACTTCTTAGCATATGGTAATAATCTAAATGTTGTGCGTGCAGTTAACCCAAGCGGTACTACTCAAAGTAACAATGCGTTAACACTAACAAGTTCAGGTGGTATTCAGATTNTAAATGAAGACGCATATCTAACAAATTATATCAATGGATCAGCAAATACTTATGGTGCTTTTGCCGCAAGATACGTAGGTACATTAGGTAACTCAATTCAAGTTTCTGTTTGCGATTCCTCATCAAATAATTCAAACTTTAACGGATGGCAATATAAATCATTGTTCACATCCGCACCAGGAACTTCAGCATTTGCTTCTCAAGTTAACGCATCAAATGACGAGATTCATATTGTCGTTTCTGACGTTGGTGGTTTAATTACCGGTAACGCTGGACAAGTTTTAGAGACATTCGGTTTTGTTTCTAAAGGCTTTGATGCCACAATAAATGGTAATTCAAATTATTGGAAACAAGTAATTTTTAATAATTCTCAGTATATCTACGCAATGGACCCACCAGAGTACTCTGCTACTCATGCAACATGGGGTTCAACAACAGCAAATACATCATTTGTACAATTATCAACAGTTGCAAATGCGTTCTTGTCTGGTGGTTCAAATCCAAAAACAACAGATGCTGGATTAGAAACTGCTTTTGGTTTTTTTGCAAATAAAGAACACATCGACATTTCTTTAGTTTTAACCGGTGATTCTGATGCAACTGTCCAAAATTATATCTATAGCAATATTATTTCTACAAGACAAGACTGTGTAGGTTTCTTCTCACCACCTTCTGCAAACGTTGTTCAGAATTATGGTAACGAAGCATCTTCAGTTGTAAACTATTTCCAAAATATATTGAATATTAATTCATCATATATTGTTGCCGATTCTAATTGGAAATATCAATTTGACAAATACAACAATGTATATCGTTGGATTCCATTGAACGGTGACATTGCTGGTCTTTGTGTGAACACAGATGCAGTTGCGGACCCATGGTTCTCACCAGCTGGTTTCAATCGTGGTAATATCAAGAACGCTATTAAACTAGCATGGAATCCTACAAAGCCATCAAGAGATACTTTGTATGCCGCTGGTATTAACCCAATCGTTTCATTCCCTGGACAAGGTATTGTTCTATACGGTGACAAGACTCTACAATCTAAACCTTCTGCATTTGACAGAATCAACGTTCGTAGATTGTTTTTAGTTCTTGAGAAAGCAATTTCTACAGCCGCTCAATACTCATTGTTTGAATTTAATGACTCGTTCACTCAAGCACAATTTGTTAANTTAGTGACACCATTCTTACGTGACGTCCAAGGTCGCCGTGGTATTACAAACTTCTACGTACAATGTGATTCAACTAATAACACACCTCAAGTTATTAATGCAAATCAATTTGTTGGTAGCATTTATGTTGTACCAAATCGTTCTACGAATTTCATTCAGTTGAACTTTGTTGCTGTAGATACAGGTGTTGACTTCTCAACAGTTGTTGGCTCAGTATAAATAACAAGTAGGAGAACACAATGACATTCAACGTATCAGAATTTAGAGCACAATTGACAGGGGACGGTGCACGTCCTAATCTGTTCAATGTGACTTTAACATTACCAACAATTGTAAACAACGCCACAAACGCTGGAAAGAAACTTCAGTTTATGGCTAAAGCCGCACAATTGCCTGGTTCAACAGTTAACAACGTTCCGCTTCACTATTTTGGTCGTGAAGTTAAGTTTGCTGGTAACCGAACATTTGCCGATTGGACATTAACAATNATCAACGATGAAGATTTTGTTATTCGTTCGGCTATGGAGAATTGGTTAAATAATCTCAATAGTCATGCCGGTAACTTACGTGCCGCTAATGCTGTAGGACCTTCAAACTATACATCAGATGCAACTGTAACTCAATACGGTAAATCTGGCGATAATATTCAATCATATGATTTTGTTGGTATGTTTCCAGTTGATGTTTCAACCATCGACTTAAACTGGGATACAACCGACTCAATTGAAGAGTACACGGTAACGTTTGCTTATCAATACTGGACAAATACTGCAAGTACAGACGTTTAATTATTCGATGGAGACCTTTCGGGGTCTCCTTATGTTTTTTGTGAAATGATAAAAAGGCAATATGAACCCATTAAATAAATTTTCGCTGTTTGGTTTTACGATATCTCGTGATAAAGATATTGAAAGTCAACAAACTCAACCATCATTCTCACCACCGAGCAATGACGATGGAGCGTTAACAATAACATCTGCCGCATATTATGGCACGTATGTTGATTTGGATGGTACTGCAAAAAATGAAGTAGAGTTAATTTCTCGTTATCGTGAGATGGCGATGCAACCCGAAATTGAATCTGCGATTGACGATATTGTAAATGAAGCTATTTGCCAAGATGATGATGGTAACAGCATTAAGATTGTTCTTGATGATGTTGATGCACCAGATAAAATTAAAAAAGCAATTTACTCAGAATTCGATACAATTTTGAGAATGTTAAATTACCGAAATATGTCTCACGACATTTTTAGACGATATTACGTTGATGGCAGACTTTTCTACCACGTAATTATCGATAGAGAAAACCCAACTGCTGGTATTAAAGAACTCAGATATATTGATCCACGNAAACTTAAAAAGGTTCGTGAGATTAAAAAGACTAAAGATGAACGTACCGGTGTTGACATTATGAATGTAGTCAACGAATACTACATTTGGAACGACAAGGTCACTACAGGATCGTCTTCCAGCTTCGGACCAGTAGGTGTACGCATAACCACAGACTCTGTGCTTTCAATCGTTTCTGGCTTGATGGATTCACGCCGTGCCGTTGTTTTATCATACTTACACAAAGCAATTAAACCACTCAATCAATTACGNATGATTGAAGATGCTACAGTTATTTACCGAATCTCTAGAGCACCAGAAAGACGTATATTCTACATTGANGTTGGTAACTTACCCAAATTAAAAGCCGAACAATATTTACGTGACATCATGGTAAAGTACAAGAACAAACTTGTATATGATGCAAACACTGGCGAAGTTCGAGATGACCGTAAATTCTTGTCTATGATGGAAGACTTCTGGTTACCACGTAGAGAAGGTGGTAAAGGTACAGAAATTACTACATTACCGGGTGGACAAAACCTAGGCGAACTCGAAGACGTTAAGTACTTTGAAAAGAAGCTATATAAAGCGTTGTGTGTACCAATTTCACGTTTGAATCCTGAGACTTCAGGTTTCTCATTAGGTCGTACAAATGAGATTACAAGAGATGAATTAAAGTTTGCAAAATTTGTTGACCGTATGCGACAAAAGTTTGCTGAAGTCTTTGACCAAGCATTGAGAGTTCAATGTGTACTCAAAGGTATTTGTAATGAAAATGAGTGGAAGATTTTTAAAGAAAACATTCACTACGATTTTATTACCGATAATAACTTCTCAGAACTAAAAGATGCTGAGTTAATGAAAGAAAGATTGTCATTGTTGCAGGAAGTAGACCCATATACCGGTAGATATTTCTCACAAGCGTGGATTCAGAAAAATGTTCTACGAATGGATAACAGTGAAATTAAAGTTATGCAAACTCAAATTGAGAAAGAAAAAGAAGCTGGACTTGGTTTGCCGGTTGCTGTTACTAATGATGTTGCCGCTCAGGCAATGTTAAGTACGGTACCAGAACAACCAATTCACCCAACAGATATTGAGCATCAACAAGATATGGCTAAAAAAGATTTTGATAACAAGATTGCTTTAGCCAAGATGAAACCGAAGCCAAAACCAACGGCTAAAAAAGAAGAAGTTGAAGAACCTAATACGTTTGAAAGACTTAAAAGAATTTTATAGGAGACTTAAATGACTAGCAGAGCAGTTATAGATTATACAATGGAAGACGATTCTCTTGGTGTAAGAGATGCTTTATATTCGGCAATTCAAGACCGTGTTATGGCACATATTGAAGCAAAAAAAGCAGAAATAGCGGCAAACTTTATNACACCGCATCAAGAAGAGACAGATGTTGAGGTCGATGAAGACCTAGATAATGAGATTGAATATTATTCTAATGTACCNGAAGGTGTTGAGGTATTTGTACCAAAACAATCTATTACNGAAGCAAAAGATAAAAAGCCTAAAGAAGAGCATCCATGGAGAATGGACAAAGATCGTGAAAGTACTGGTTACCATGAAATCAACTCTGTACGTCCTAAGACAGCATTAGTAAACGGCGTTCATAAAACCCTAGGTCTTGAGCATGATGGCGTTCATAGTCATGCTTTTGACAATCAACATGAAGCAGAAAAAGCGGCATTTGATTTGGCAAACCGTGGTCATATGTGTACTCATCACTGCCCAATGGGTTACGCTAAAGCGGTTATTCAACCTACACACGGTTTTGCAATATAATGAAATCGATTAGAGAGTTTATTGATATTAAATCGTCCGAAGCGGAAACGCTTTCGGAAGACTCTCTTTTGGAAGCCCCACAAGGTAAAGAAGTCTCTCCAACAAAGACTGATTTACCTTCGCTTTTGACGTTACAAAGAAAATCAATTCGTCGTTTACCAAATGGTGAAAAGGTTGCTTTGTACTATGCCAATAAGATTAATAAATATGTAACAATACCATATTCCGATGTTCATTCAGAAGAGTATGAAAAAGGTAACAATTTAGAGTATCTTCAAGACATAGTAGAAAGCAACAGAGCAAATGCAATCATCTTTGAAGATGGTAAAACAATGATGGTGAATATTGCTACGGCAAAAAAAGTATTAAGATTACACGAATCTTTAGATGCTAATAATCGTTTAAAGATTTATAGAATGGTGGATGAGAGCAAAGAGCAATTTAAAAAAGTTGTTGGTTTTGCATTTACACATATAAAATAAGGCAAAAAAATGGCAATTTCAAATACAATTCAAATTATTAAAGATACTGTTACACATACAACTATTAAGTTGACAGGTTTTTTTGATGGTTCAGGACAAGAAAATAATCTAATTAAAATTCAAGCAAACACATTATATGGCGCTTTGAACACAACTGGCGGTCAATTATCTGTAAGCGGAAATTCATTACCATATTACGATTTACAAGTCAATCGTTGTTGGTATGATGTTAGCGGTAACGGTTCAGCAGAACTCGTATGGTCTTCTGATACACCTCAACCAATTTTTTGCATGACAAGCACAGGCGAATATGACGGTATGGGAAATTGGGTAACAATTCCTAATAACTCAAGAGGTCAAGCAAACTCAAACGGTAACATTGGTCTTATTACATATGGTATGAGTGCCAATCAGGGATATACTATTGTAATTGAGCTACGTAAAAACAATCAAATGTATCAACGTGGTCAATTTGACGATCCAGCTTCTTTCAACTATGGAGCGTATAAGACAACACCATGAAATTAATTAAAGAAATTACAGAATCGGTTAACTATATTACCGAAGAAAAGGACGGAAAAAAGACACTCTTTATTGAGGGCCCTTTTCTAGTTACCGAAAGAGAAAACAAAAATAAACGTTTGTATGAACATGGTACAATGCTTAAAGAAGTTAAGCGTTATACTGAAGAGTACATCAATAAGAACCGTGCATACGGTGAATTGGGTCATCCAGACACACCTTCTATCAATCTTGACCGTGTATCACACATCATTACTTCTCTGAAGGAAGACGGTCATCAGTTTGTCGGAAGAGCAAAAATACTCGATACCCCAATGGGACAGATTGCCAGAAACCTCATCGAAGGTGGTGGACAACTAGGTGTCTCATCTAGAGGTATGGGTTCATTGAAGAATGTTAATGGTGTCAACATTGTTCAAGACGATTTTTATCTAGCCACAGCGGCAGATATTGTAGCCGATCCATCAGCACCAGGTGCATTTGTACAAGGTATTATGGAAGGTAAAGAGTGGATGTTAGTGGATGGTGTATGGACAGAACGTCAATTAGAAGAATCTAAGAAAATGATTCGTCAAGCTACACCTAGAGAGATTGAAGCAGTTAGCTTGCAAATCTTTGAAAACTTCATCAAAAAATTATAAAATATAAATATACCAATACGAATCATAGGAGATTTACAAAATGGGAAAATTCAATCTTTCAGATGCCGCTAAACAAATTCTTAGTGAAGGCTCAAAAGAAACTTTCGATGGAAACATTGCACAAAAACGTGGTATGAGAGGATCTGACAAACACCCAAAAGGTGAAGTTGGTCAAGACAAATTACCATCAACAACAGCATATGGTACACAAGATGCAGGTATCATTGGAACAAGTCCAACTAAAGATGATGAAGGCGCATTGCCAGATTATCTAAAAGGTACACCAACAGCAACTCCACCAGGAGCAACTCCACCAGTTGGTTCAGAAAAGAATGACCAACACTTAGGTACAGTTGGTTATAGCACATATAAAGGTCAACCACAACAAACTATGGGACGTAAAGATGTTATGCATCCAGACCAAATGAATGGTGACCAGTACGAAAAAATTCGTGACCGTGTTAAAACAGCATTACCAAAACAAACATTTAAACCAAATCCTGGTGCTACATTCCAAAACTATGGTGAAAGCATTGATATGTCTGATGACGTAAATGCATTGTTAGAAGGCGAGTCATTGTCAGAAGAATTCAAATTAAAAGCTACTACAATTTTTGAAGCCGCTGTATCTTCACGCATCGAACAAATCATCGAACACGTTGAAGCAGAGTTGGTAGAACAATACGAAGCTGGTATCGAGCAAATCAAAGAAGAACTAGCAGACAAATTAGACGAATACATCGACTATTTTGCAGAACAATACATGAAACAAAACGAATTAGCAATTGTTTCTGGTCTACGTGCAGAGATTGCCGAAGACTTCATGACAAGCCTACGTGATGTATTCATGGAACACAATATTGACATTCCAGAAGAGCAAGTTCAAGTTGTTGAAGAATTAACAGCAAGAGTTGAAGAACTTGAAGAAGCATTGGATGAAGAAGTCAAAGTCGCAGTTGCTTTAAAGAGAGCATTAAGCGAGCAAGTAAAATTAGAGGCTATCCACACAGCTTGTGAAGGCCTAACTCAGACTCAAGAAGAAAAATTAAAATCACTCGCAGAGGGTGTTGAATTTACTTCCGAAGAAGAATTTTCAGAAAAACTAAACGTATTGAAAGAGTCTTATTTCAAAGCAGACGTTAAAGTTGCCGAAACTTCTATGCTGAATGAAGGTATTGAAATTGAAGAAGAAAAGAAACAATCAGTTTCTGATGACGCATCAATTAATCAATATGTCAAAACTATTTCACAAACTTTGGTAAAATAATAAATAAAATACCAATACAAGATACTAACAAGGAGAACAACTAATGTATCTATCCGAAGAACTACAAAAGAAATGGCAACCAGTTCTGGAGCACCCAGAATTAGAAGCAATTAAAGATCCATATAAGAGAGCAGTTACATCTGTTATTCTTGAGAATCAACATCAAGCAATGCAAAAAGACCGTCAGTCTTTGAACGAAACTTCAGACTACGGACCAACAAACGTTACTGGTGGTGTACAGAACTTTGACCCAATCTTAATCAGTTTGGTTCGCCGTTCATTACCAAACTTGATTGCGTATGATGTTGCTGGTGTTCAACCAATGACAGGCCCAACAGGTTTGATTTTTGCAATGCGTGCACGTTATGCACCAAATGCACAAGGTCCAACACAAGGTGGTGCAGAGGCATTCTACAACGAAGCTAATACACAATTCTCTGGTAACAATTCTGCTTTTGGTCCTTACAACGAGTACGGATTCTCTGGTAACACAGGTTCTGATACTTCAAACAGCTACTTCACTGCCGCTAACGGTTCAGTATTTGCAGGTAACAACTTCACAACTGGTATCGGTATGCAAACAGCTATTGCTGAAGCATTAGGTTCAGATGCAGGTAATGCATTCCAGCAAATGGCTTTCTCAATTGAGAAAGTTACTGTTACAGCACAATCAAGAGCATTGAAAGCTGAATACTCATTAGAACTAGCACAAGACTTAAAAGCAATTCACGGACTTGATGCAGAAACAGAATTGTCAAATATTCTGTCTACAGAGATTTTAGCCGAGATTAACCGAGAAGTTATTCGTACAATCTATTTGTCTGCTGTTCAAGGCGCACAATATGGTACAGTAACTAAAGGTTATTTTGACTTGGATACAGACTCTAACGGTCGTTGGTCAGTTGAGCGTTTCAAAGGCTTGATTTTCCAAGTTGAACGTGATGCTAACGTTATCGCAAAGCAAACTCGTCGTGGTAAGGGTAACGTGATGATTGTATCATCTGACGTTGCTTCCGCTATGGCAATGGCTGGTGTATTATCTTATACTCCTTCTCTACAAGCAGATTTGCAAGTTGACGATACTGGTAACACATTCGCTGGATTGTTACATGGTCGTATCAAAGTATACATCGATCCATACTTTGGTGGCTACCAACAAAATATCGAATTGGCAACAATCGGTTATAAAGGTACTTCACCATATGATGCAGGTATTTTCTACTGCCCATACGTTCCGTTACAAATGGTTCGTGCAGTTGACCAGTTCACATTCCAACCAAAAATTGGATTCAAGACTCGTTACGGCATGGTAGCAAACCCATTTGCACAAGGTTATACATCACAACCAGCTACTGGTGGTGGTGTAATTCAACCAGGTACAAACGTATACTACAGAATATTCGGCGTGAAGAATTTGATGTAATCAAGAAGCCACCGTCAAGAGTGGCATTTAAAAGGGATCTTCGGATCCCTTTTTTTGGCTTATAAATACACATATGACAGCATTAAACAGAAACCCAACCAATACGAATCTACTTCAACCTACGAAGTTCTTGTTGAACTTTAGTAAGATCGATTCGGTACAATATTTTTGTCAAGGTATTAATTTACCTGGTATTACTCTTTCAGGTCCGGCTCAACAGTCAACACCATTTCAATCTATACCAAAAACTGGTGACGTATTGACTTACAATCCTCTAAGTGTTACGTTTACCGTTGATGAAGATTTAAAAACAATTCAAGCAATACAAAACTGGCTTAAAGGTATTGCAGACCCATCAGGATTTACTAATAGAAATAAAAACTACAAAGATAATTATTCTGATGCTATTCTTACCATTCTTACTGGTTTAAACAATACCAATTTAAGAATTCAATTTATAAATTTATTTCCTACAGATATATCAGACATCGAGTTTGACACTAAGGATTCGGCAGATAACATCATTGTCGCAACGGCAAACTTTAGATACGAATATTATAACATATTGACATCTTAACNGTTTTATGATATACTGAAATTTTGTAATTGGATTTTGATATGGAAAAACTTGATAACATTTTGAAAATGTGGGAAAATGATTCGGTAGTCGATAAGACAGANCCTAGTTCTGAACTTACCAGAGTACCACAGCTTCATAGCAAATACCTAAATATACTAACATCACACAAGATAGCCGCAAAAAAGGCTTTCTTTGACCTTCAGCGTATGAAGAAAGTGAAGTGGGAATACTATACCGGAAAGATGGACAAAGTAACATTAGANCAGTATGGGTGGGAACCATTCGAGTTTACACTTAAGTCGGAAATAGGGACTTATATGGAAGCGGATGAAGATATGATTAAACTTAACGAGAAAAAAGTATACCATGATGAAGTGGTGTCTGTAGTTGAGTATATTATGAATGAATTGAAGTCTAGGACATTTCAACTTAGAGACATTATATCGTGGGAGAAATTTATTGGAGGACAATGAGTGACTTAGTAATCTATAAAAAGAATGAAGCATACCTTCAAATTAAATGTGAGCAACATATTGCCAAAGAAATATCTGATTATTTTACTTTCTTTGTACCTGGTCACAAATTTACTCCCGCCTTTAGAAATAAAATATGGGANGGTAAGATACGTCTTTTTGATTTAAGAAACAATTCTCTATATCTTGGCTTACTAGATTACGTTAAAGAATTCTGTGAGTCTAGAGAATATACAATAGAATATACTGAGCCATCGGTAAACGTAGAAGATGAGTTCAGTAGATACCACGCAGAGAAGTTTGTAGACACTTTAAAACTACAATCTCAAAGTAAAGATATTCTAACGCATGACCATCAATTAGATGCGTTTATTAACGTTATGCAGAAGCGTAGAGCCCTTTTATTGTCTCCTACAGCATCAGGTAAGTCTTTAATCATTTATCTCTTTATACGTCAATTCCTTGAGTTTCAAGGACTCAAAGGACTTATTTTAGTACCGACAACATCTTTAGTAGAACAATTACATTCAGACTTNGAAGATTATTCTACCGAGAACGGATTCGACACGGAAAAAAACACNCAGAAAATCTATTCGGGGCAAGAAAAGACCTACAATAAACCAATAACAATATCCACTTGGCAATCAATGCAACGTATGCCAGACGAATTCTTTCATCAATTCGATTTTGTAATTGGTGATGAAGCACATCTTTTTAAAGCAAAAGAACTTTCCAGAATTTTAGCGGCTTGTATCAATACGAAATATAGAATAGGATTGACAGGAACATTAGATGGTACAAAAACTCATAAACTAGTGTTAGAAGGTTTATTCGGTCCTGTTAAAAAAGTCATAACAACTAAAGAACTTATTGATAAAGGTATTCTATCAGGTTTTGAAGTTAAATGTTTAGTGTTGAGACACTCTCCCGAGATTTGTGAGGAGATGAAAAATGCAACATATCAAGAAGAATTGCAGTATCTTATATTGAATGAACAACGGAATAAATTCATTAAAAATCTTGCGGTAAGCATGAAGACAAACACGTTGGTTCTTTATCAAATGGTTGACAAACACGGTAAAATACTGTATAATATGATTAAGGATACAGAGAAGATTGGTGATAGAAAAGTCTTCTTTGTTTCGGGTGGGACGGAAACAAGTGAACGTGAAGAAATTCGTAAAATTGTAGAAAGGGAAAATGATGCTATTATTGTGGCTAGTTTTGGGACTTTTAGTACTGGAATTAATATTCGCAACTTACATAATATTATATTCGCATCTCCATCAAAGTCACGAGTTAGAAATCTTCAATCTATTGGACGAGGTCTTCGG